AGCGAAACTTGAAGGTGGTATTGCTCCAACGGATGCCCCGACTAACATGGGTAGCAACCAGATCGCTTACGCTGGTAAGTTTGCTGGTAAGTACGATGTTGTATGTGACCCAATGTTCCCGGAAGACGAGATCATCGTTGCTTACAAGGGTGCAAACGCAATGGATGCGGGCTTCTTCTACTGCCCTTACATCCCACTACAACCGCTGGATACGGTCGTGGATCCTGAGACCTTCCAACCGAGAAAGGGTATCCTGACTCGTTACGGCAAGGTCGCGGTTCAACCTGCATCTCGCTTCTACCGCGTAATCCGAGTTATCGGTGCTGGTAGCGACTTCCTGACGCCGCAAATCTTCAGGAACACTAGCCTCAATGGTGCTCCATTCACTGATGGAGCCTACTCAGTCTAAGAGTTAACTCTTAGTTAAAAGATAAGAAAGGACTCAGTTTTAAACTGAGTCCTTTCTTCATTCATAGGGTAGATATATTTGATATGGGTGATAAAATAGGAATACCACTTGTTAAATCCTACGGATCTTCTTATGGAACTTACGGAGGTAGTCGATTAAAAGATTACAAAAGTCCTAAGGATACTGATTTAAACAATAAAGATTTCAAAGGCGTAAACGAATTTAAAACCTTTAATAAAACCATTAAAGATTATGTCTTAGCTAAATTAGGATTTCCTATTATTGATGTTGAACTTGATGACTTTCAAATTCAACTATGTATAGACGAGGCTATTTCAAAGTTGGAGTATCATGCTCCTGATTGGATGACTCAGTATGCGGTATTCGACACCAGTGCAGGAGTGAATGTATACGAACTTCCTCCTGAGGTTGCAGACAATTTAAATGATGTTTGGTATAGACGAGACTTCTTCAAATTTGGAGCAAGTCCAGGATCTCTTGAGTATGATCTTAGTATCATGTTCTTTACGAATACTGGTTTATTTAATAACTATAATGTTAGTCAGTACTTGTTAATGCAGCAATACCTAAAGCAAGTTAAGAATGTGCTAGGTCAGATGTCTACGTGGCAGTTGATAAATAATAAATTTCTTCACATATTCCCAAAGCCTCAAGAGAATGATGAGGCTGTGCTTTTAGAGTTCCGAGCTTTCGATCCTAATACTCTTCACCATGCTTATAAGAGTTGGCTGCAAAGATTCACTTTGGCCTTGTCTAAAGAGATCTTAGGAGGCATTAGAGGCAAGTATCAAACTCTTCCTGGACCTGGAGGAGGAACGAGGTTGAATGGTAACGAACTCATTGCACAGGCTCAGAATGACAAAGAGGCCCTGCTTGAAGAACTAATGAATGAGATCGAAGGTCCACCTTTGTTTGATATCTTCTAATGTCTAGATTTAAAGTAAACACACCCCCTACGAATTTCCCAGAGGAAAGGGATACAAGGTTATCACTCTTTAAGAAGAAGAATGATAAGAACTTGTTTAACATGGTAGATGCTGAAAACATTAAGTTGTCAGGATCTCGTGTAAAGGTTTTTGAGTATATTCCATCGGAGGATATAGATGATGTTTATCAGGAGTCTAGACAAAAGGCAATCGCTCAAGAGCCTGTTACATTATGGGCACATTATGATCCTCGTCCTGTCGAAGAGAATCTTTCTCAGTTCGGGGTTGAGATGCAAATTGATCAAGTGTTTGTATTTAATAAATCCTACACTGAAAATTCATTAGGTCGTTCAATATCTATTGGAGATGTATTGCAGCCTGAATTTCAAGAAATGAAGTTTGAAGTATTTGAGGTTCAGGAAGATAGCTTTGAAGCCTATGGAGTCTATCACCTGATGGTCCACGCTAAACTTCTTCGCGATACCCAAGACATTCATAATCAAGATTTCTTTGATCGACCTGATCAAACTGGAGGCAGGTACTAATGAGAGATAAGGATAACCTATATATTAGGAATCAGATCGTTGATCTTACGACTACTAAAATTCTGCCAGTAATTGATAACGTTTACAAGGAGAGCCTAAGAAGCATGTTGCATACTTTTGGAAGTATGTATTACATTGATGGTAACAGTAATCGTATCAAAGTTAACTGCTCTCATGGAAACCCAGAACGCATAGCGGGTCGTATTAAATCAGATAACACTTTAATACTTCCAATGCTTACTATTGTGGAGACGCAAACGGAAAGCGACTCTGAGCGAATGCGTTATCAGAATATTGTTAGTGAAACTCATTGGGATCCTGATAAGCGTAGAGCTACTAGAGTTCTAAGTCTACCCCCAAGACCTATCAATATTACTTACGAAGTAAATATATGGGCTAAGTATAAGGCTGATATGGATATGCTTAGGGCTAGTATATTCTCTATGTTTAGTCCTGATATAAACATAGAAACTCAATACTCGGTTCACAATAAAGCATTTATTAATAGTGAAAGAGAAGTTGGAACATTAACTGCTTCGGATACCGATGATAGAATACTTCAGAAGACTATTAGTGTAACGCTAGAAACATATATTCCAAGTCCTAAATTCTTCTTTACAAATACCGGCGAAATTAAAGAGTTCGGTGTCTAACAAATTCGATGTCGCTTAACATTAACATTGACGAATCTCCGGTTCGTCCTAATGCTAGACCAGCAACACCTACCTCTAAAAGAGGCACTATAACCTTTATAGCCGAGATAGAAGAGAGAGGTCGCCCAGACATATTTAGAAATCTTACTAGGGGTGTTGATGATACTGTAGACTCATCGCCAACTCCACCTGTAACTGGAACTTCGGTTAACGTATCCCTTGATACGATCCCTGTGTCCCTTGAGATATTAAGCCTTGGCTTTAAGGGTGTAAATACTCCTCTCAATCTAACTACTGTTTCGTCAACCTTAACTGTTAGTGCAGACTTCGCTTCTAGTGATAATAGTCTTCGAAGGGATCTTGGAAACGTATTTACTACCTTAACAGCAAGTGCAGACTTCCTAACCACCAACAACTTTAGAAAAGATCTTGGAAATGTATCAACTACTTTAACTGTCAGTGCAGACTTCCTATCCCTAGCAAATGTTAGAAAGGATTTAGGTCGAGTAGATGTTTCTCTTGAAGCAAGCTCGCTATCTATTGGGGCCGATACTAATCTCGGAAATGTATTCACTACCTTGTCGGCAAGTAGCATCTCTCTGGCTGATCGAGTAGCTCTTGGAAATGTCTCAAGCACTCTCACAGTCAGCGCAGACTTCTTGGCAACAGCTAATCAAAGGGAGGCTTTGGGTCTCGTTGAGATAAATCTTGAGGCTAGTGGGCTATCACTTTCCACTGACGTTGGGAGTCTTGAGAGGGTCGATACTACCCTTGAGGCTAACGTCCTATCCTTGAACACCGATCTTATCTTCTCGCTGCCTGATAACATGGAGACTCCTCCAGATGTCGATCCTTAGGTAATAATTTAAGAGCGGTTTAATTAGCGTTTATAGCTAAATAAAGTAGGAGTTATATACTATGTGGACTAATAGAGGTAAGCAAAGAATGTTCGAAGAGTTCTTCGAAGCTAGTAGTGTGTCTAATGACTTTAGGCTGCAATTAGCCTCAGCCACGATTCCAACTGGAGGTGCCACCGTATGGGGTGCTGATGTTAGTAATACTTCTCAAGTGGTATTAGTATCAGCATTAACAACCGAAGCTGCTGTCGTGAACCCCTCGGGTTTAATTGTTCCTAGATCAACTAATTCCACTTCAGGATTTGATGTTTCTAGTTGGCTGCAAATAACACCTGCTGCAAGTGCGGCTAGAGCAGTCCTGCAAACTGCGGGAGACGTGTACCAGTTCTCGGGAGCTATCGTAGGTGCTAGATATGTGTTGCTAACTGAGTCTGTATCATCGGGTTTCAATGCGAGTGACGCAGAAATATATGCTTGGTGGGATATTGGAGATGAAACAAATATAACCGTGGGCAATACATTAACAATCACTAATTTGTCTTTGCAAGCAAATTAACCATTTTTAAATCTATTTGTTAGTAAATATAGTAGGAGAATTAATATGAAAGTCATAAGAAACACTAGTATGCAAGGGCTTACTATCTCCTTCGGAACACCCGAAGGCGTTAAGAACTTTTTCTTAACTCCTAAGCAGCAAATAGAAGTTCCCTCTATCTGGAAAAGTAGGATTGCTGAAAACTTAGTTCATCGGAGAATGGTTAAGTTAACTCACATTCCTGATCCAACCCCATCTCCCGTAGTCCAGTCACCACCAACTAAAAGGTTTAAAAGCCCAAAGAGTAATTAATCATGGCAATACCAACCAGTCCATCTGTTGTAGTCCTTGAAAACGATGTTTCAATTTACACTCCAAACATTAATTCAAGTGTTGTAGGTTTAGTAGGGTTCGCTAATAAAGGTCCGGTGAATGAGCCGACCTTAATTACGAGTCAAGAAAATCTTATTAGATTGTTCGGTAAGCCGGACGTAACCCTTAAGGGTCAAGGTATTGAAGGTGCTTTAGAAATTCTAGAAGCTACCAATCAACTTTAC